GGTAGTACTGAATGAAAATACTCCTTGGGGACCCGACAGTAAAGATTGGGCAATTACTTGGTCATTGTTGGATGTAATAATGTAATTTGGTACAGGGATTGCGTTTAACTGAGTAACTATCTCAAAGGCGGTGTGTTGAATGGTTCCAGAGCCTGCTGTTAGAGTAATTACGTGTGCTGTTCCATTAATAGTAACTGTTGCAGTTTCTGCCCCGGCAGGAGTGGTAACAGTTAGCTCTTCGTTCTCTGCTTCTCCATCAAAAGCATGAACAATCCCAAAGGCGGTCCCAATAAATCCAAAGACAAAACTATTCTCGGCGGTAATTAGTCCTGCTGCTTGTTGAGAATTAGCAACCGCAGGACTGAAAACAGCGGGAAATCTTGCACCGCCGCCTTGTCCTTGTCTAACCTTCAACTGTCTGAATGATACGATACTAGATAATCCGTCTGGATCCGTTCCGGTTTGACAGGTATACATGTTATCAATAACGGTGGTTGATCCAGAACCTCCAGAATCAATCACAGTAAGAACATTATTAAATATTCCATAGGCAGCATTGATTTGGAATATGGGTGTCAATTCACCGTTAGCATTTTCACCGAAAGATGTTTTAGCTGAATTTTTAACGACGGTTTTAAGTTCAACATCATCATTAACAGACCGTTGAAAAGCAGCCCGCCATAGGTCAAGCAAATCTTCCCATACACCGGGAACAATGGTGCGACCTTCTGGCACTTCATTGATAAGAGGTACGCCCATTATTTAGACTTCGCTGCCTTTTTAGAAGCGGCTTTCTTCGCTGGTTTTTTAGACTCACTAAATTTTTTATGCTTCTTACTATCAAAATCTGATTCGTTAATAACAGCATAACTATCATTACCATCACATATTTTTACTGTTGGGCATCGCATATTGATTTCCTTTTAAAGAAAAACAGGGCAATTAAGCCCTGTTCTATTTCGATGAACTGAGTACTATTAACCCAGTAAGATGGCTGAGTGCTCAGTCTTGAAGTTCTGGAAACCCCAAGCCGCTGAGATTTCATAATGAACCTGTCTGTACTCTTTGTACAAGGCAACTTCAAAACTAATGCCAGAACGGGGATCAGTAATCATCATTACATCAACCGCCATATCGCCTTCCTCTGGTCTAGCAGGGGCGCGTGTAGCAAGTACAATTGCAGACCGACTAAAGGCCATGTTCTTCGTATAATCACCACCAATTGTAATAGCAGTAGCAGAAGCAGGAATAGCTTGTCTTAAACCCGGTTCAGCCAGTGTAATCGTACCACCGTCTGAAACATCAGTATCGCCTGAAGCAATCATATACTTTTCAGTATCGCCAGCAAAGGCAGCGACATCACCGATAATAATGGTACCCGTACCAGCAGAAGCCAGTGTAATAACCGTGGCACCGATAGCGTAACCATCAGCATTAGTCGTTGCACTTGAAGCCGTGCCGTTGGTGAATAAACCGATCTGAGCAGACTCACGAATTTGCATTCCATGAATATCCAGTAACACGCCTTGGCGGAGTAAAGTTGCATCTGCAGCTTCATTCGCTTTGGTTAACTGGGTTAAGGTTCGCATCTTCGCGCCTGCAGTCGTATCAATTACGAGTTGCATATCCGTTAAAGGTGCGCCGTTATCTACTAAAATCTTACGGACGTTTGCAGTATCAGTAAGGTTAGAAGCAAATGGAGTAACGCCAGCAGTACCAAAAGCACGTGAAGTTGTATTGAATAAACTAGCGAGATCTGCTTCCATTTCATTGGTAATGGTTCGCATACCTTGCTCAAACTGATTGCCTAATATGCTTTTATAACCTGGACCATGATTGACGCCTTTCTGTTCTTCACCATTCCAGCGAATAGGAACTCCGCGCGCTTTGCTAATAGTGATGAATTTATTACTAATAACCTGATCACCCGTATTAGGGGCAAGCTGGGCTGGTACAATATCAGCAGCATCAGCGGCAGGGGTTACAAAACTTATTACCTTTTCACCAACAGCGGCGCGAGCCACTGAAGCATCGAGGGATACAGAAGGAATAAAGCCTACAAGTTCACGGGATACAACATCGAGTGCTGTATATAAATCGGGGATTAGATCGGTTAGTGTATTAGCCATTGTATTAGTCCTACAAATTAGTCAATTATTGTGCCGCCTGACTTAGTAAATTCCAACTTTCTCGTTGGATCTAAACTGCCAAAATCGGCTCTAGTTAAAACATTACTTGTAGCACTGCCACTTTTACCACCAGGAGCTCCACTCCCAGATGACTGATTTCCTTTTAATAGTGAATTCCATCGACTATCATTCTTGAATTCAGTCTTTAATTCTTCGATCTTCATCACAGATGATTGACCAGTGTTATCAAGTACTGTAATACTTCCGTCCGCAAATTTCAAGCGCCTGGCAATATAATCGCTTAGAATTCCTGCATTGTCACCGTCTGCGAGATCCATGGCAATAGACTTGGCGAGACTACTTTCTTTATCTTTAGCTGTACTCAGCGTCATGCCGTTGATGTCATTCTGTAGCGATTCGCGTGCTTTTTCGCTTGAGTGATATAGTTCCTCAAAATTACCTTCTTGCCTGGATTTGTTATCAGCTTCAACTCTTGCAGCTTCCTCTGCTTTCCTGCTTGCTGCTTTAGCTTTTTTAGTTTCTCCTAATAATTCCTCCATCTTGGATTTCATGGAAGCGTTATCATCCAGCATGGTTTTGTTTTCGGCCGTTAAAGTATCAAAGGCTTCTTGAGTTAATTCGGGAGTTGTCTCTACTACTGGTTCTATTACTTCTGACATTGTCTTATCCTTTTTTGATCACAAATCAACCACCCTCAAGGCGGCGTTATATTGGCTCGACTATGTTAGCCTTGCCGAATGCTACTGGCTCTAGAGCGCGTAATTGGTCTAGAGTAAAATTTCGTCCTGTCTCGTCCCTGAATCGGTCTATCGATAAGCCGCCCTGTCTAAATAGCTTGGCTTTCTCTAAGCCATCGGGAAACTGGGAAAAATATTCATCTTGGAAATCTGCTGGTTGTCGTCGCATCCAGCTATCAAATTTAGTCTTGCTTGAGGTTGTACCCCTGCCTTCGGCTGACACCTCTGGTCGTTTAGCTCCCTGTGGCCCGATAGCAAATTCATCTTTAACCACTGGAACTCGAACACTCCGGCAATTATGCACAACAAACCCATCGGCGATATAAGTTTCATTATCTTCTATTGACAAATTATAAACATACCCATTATAATCATGCTCTACACTTTTAATGATTGGGGAGCTATAGAAATGACTGTTACAGCAGAGGTTAAGAAATCGCTTATAGAGATTGAACACATTAAACATGGCAAGAGCCTGAGATTGATTGAACGTGAAAACGGCCTTTCAAATGACACCTTACGAAAGTTTGCAATAACGCACAATATACAGACTCGCTCAAGAGTTGCAAGTATACGGGCAAATATAAAGCATATCGATTATCCTTCAGGTGATAGACATTGGCGCGCATCAAATAAAGAAGCGTCAGAGAAACTATCAAAACTGCATTCTGATAATATGAAGAAGAATAACCCGTCTCATAATTTAGAAACTCGTTTGAAGATAAGGAAGTCATTAACTAAAACCCTTAAAAAGAATCCAACATTTCACGAACAGCTTTTTATAGAGTGCTTTTATTTGCACGACATTAGTTATGAGCATCAATATAATACTGGTGAATACATTGCTGACTTTTGTCTTAATGGATATACCACAGACGGTATTTTGCTCGAGCTTGATGGCAGAGGACACGCCGGTAGATACGCTGCTGATAGAATAAGAGACAAGAGACTCACTGACATGGGTTTTAATGTTGTGAGAGTCCAACAAGATTCTGTTTTCAACAAGAGAGCCAAAAACCCTGTCTTTAGACCATTTAAACTGCTTTCCGTAATTGAAGATGTATGGGGCGTCTCTGGCTACTTCGGAAGCTGGCTTGTACCCGATGGAGGTAAGTACAGGGTGATCGTGCGTTACTTTGACGGAACCGAAGAAATTTATTAGTTCTACAATCTTTCCTTTATGGGGTTTAGCCATCACAGCATAAACCCTTTTAAATTCTCCGGTATGAGTTAGGGCGTAATCGCCGACCTTGACATCTTGGATTGGTATATCGCCCTGGTCAGTGGTTATCATTGTATTTTTAATGCAAGCATTCCAATGGGCCGGAGGAAATGGCCCTTTGCCGACCGGGAATATTCTACCATCACGACCGCCACAAATTAAAGTAGTGTTGCTGTCTAAGGTAGCCACCCATTCATCGCCCTTTAGTATGCTGGCATTTTGTTCCGATATTGTTTTCCTAGCCATACTTGAAGCATGATTGATACTGGTTCTGACTAAGGTATTAATTTGAGCTTTATGTTGAGAGCCTAAAACGGTTGTAATGTTTCGGGTAATCTGCGCTGTAGTTTCGCCGGTTAGAATGCCGTTATTAATAATCAGGTTGATATCAATGGTTTTCCTGGCTTTAAAAGCGGCTATTGCTTCTCCTAATGTGAGAGTACCTGCGCCTATTGGAGTGTCCATTCCGTTCATCAAGACCGCTTGTTCTATCTGAGATATATCGGGAGTGGATAAAATAACCCTAGAATTTCTTTGTATTACGCCTTCAGAAAATAATGATTCATCCAAAGCGAACTCGACCGCATCGTTAGAAATAAATTCGGCTATCTCATTGAATCCTCGGTCGAGTAGGGTTTCGATATCGTTTAATATTAAGGTAGTGTTTCCCCGTTGAAAGTCGGTTGTGGCTCTAAGTAGCCTGGTAATTAATGTGGCATAGAGGGATTCGAGCAATCTTTCAGCTTTCATGGCCTGGCTGCCTGAAAATCTCTGGATGAATATTTGACGCCTGATTAACGAATCTTCAATGCTCATTTTTGTTGTTACTTACCCAGGTTTCATTTCCAAACTCATTTTCGTGATCAAGGCAATTAGTTAACAGTTTTTCTTCCTGTTTATGCGGATAGCAATACTTGCCCAATCTGATAAGTCTTTCTCTTAATTGATGTCTATTAAAATTATCAAAATCTTCAAGAATACGGTTTATTTTCCGCTTGATGTTTTTAGCTTCTGTTTTACTTATCGGTTTCATAACTTATCCTCACAAAGGATTAATATTTTGATCATTCTTCAACAAAATTCCAATCTACCTTTCTTCTGGTATCACAGCAAATGTCTATTACATCGCGTTCGAGTATTCTTAGTTGCCCAATTAACGAAAGAGGGAAATAGTTACCGTCAAAGACATTCGATGTAGTACAATCATCATTTATGACAGCAATAGCAATTGCTTGGATCTTTCCCTCTTCGGCTCTATTAAGCATATCTTTTAAAATACTAATAATGTTTTCATTGGGTATTTTAGTGTTAATTTTTTTAATAGTCATTAGTTACACCAAAGGGCTAATGTTTTCCAGTTCTTCATCAATATCATCATCGGTTCTATCAGGGGCGATTACATTGCTTTTCCGTAATGCAGATCGTACATCAGATTTGGCAATAATGCCCCTGTCGAGCAGTTGGATCTTAGCGATAATTAATTGAGGGTTAATAGTTGCATCAAAGAATTGTCGATTGACCTCAAGAATATTATCACCAGTAGCACCCATGAATTCCATTAGCCAGTCAATAACTTGTAAAATAGCATCTTCGGCATTAGTCACCACCATGGCAAGTTTAGAGTTTTGGCCAGAGAAGCGAATTTTGACTGCCTCGACTGTTTCAGTACCACTGGCATCGACAATGATTTTAGCGCCTATCTTTATCATTTGATCTTCTTTTATCTCCATGCCCTTTGAAGGCATCTGGTTAGGGGCTGCTTGTATTAACTCTGCTGATGCTTCTACTGGCAATAATAATGCAGTACGAGAGCCAATCATAACACCGTCTTTTAAAACATCCCTAACCCATGATTCAGTCAGTCCACTAATGACAGGCCAAGGCTGACCAACCATGAAAGCTGATTCCTCGTAATCGGCACTGTTTCGATAATGAGAAATGTTAATTTCTGACAGGTCATAGAGCACAGGCTTTTGAGGTGTTGGGACATTGGCCTCTGACCCGGCAAATACAAAAGGGATAATGTCCCACGTGGAACCATCCGACTTTCTAGGGATAATATCGGGATCAGGCTCTAAACCTTCAACAGCAAAAAAGATTTTCTTATCATCTTCATTATAAATATTTTGTTTATATACTCCGTCAACATCTAAAAATAACACTCGATGGAATGTCAATTCCTCTGCAGAGAATCCATCCAGACTTTCTTTGCAGACGATTTCAGCTAAGACGACCTGAGTTAATAGAGTGACTCCATCAATAACGCTCTCAGTCCAGTTGATGATTGACTCTCTAGGATACTGCTTGGCTGTGGCTACCAAGTGACTGGTCTGCGCCCGGGTAAGGCCTTCGTCGGATATAGGGAAGTCAGCCAATAGCCCATAACCGCCAGCAATTAATAATTCGCTAATCGTTTTATTGACTAACTGTTTTAATTTCATGCCAGCGCCATTAACGTTATCTTCCAGGTAATCCACGCCTTCGACTAAATCTATCTCTGCTTTCCTGCGGTTAATCATACCCATGAAACCATCTTTGGTTGCTGCAGTAAAATTAACAAAATTAGCACGTTGTTTATACGCCTGGTAGCGGCTGATATTTTCTTGGCTGCTATCATCGGGATTGGGTGGCGGCAAATACCGTGAGCCTTCAATGTTGTGGATACCAATTCTGTTTGAAGTAGATGAATCATTTGTATTGGTGTCTGTGCTTCTGCGTGACTTGATAGCGTCCGAGCCTTCGACACAATCTCTGACTTTTTCAATCCTACTAATCATCGGGCCATATAGCTTGTGCTGATC